CGCCACGATAGCTGCACCAGTTGCAACGCCAATAGCCACTGTCTTTTTAGTGGCACTGGATGCTTTAACAGACGATCCGGATGGATCTCCATCAGAATCGCCATAGCGTTTCTTACCTGCATCCGTCCATGTTCCATCCCGATTTTGATAACGGCGAATACCCCATTTCTGGCCTTTGACGCCGTGATGACACAAAGATGTGCTCATTTGCATCACCTCCTCAGACCTTATCAAGAACGGTCTTTTTATAGGCTACCCGTCCGGAGGCCCAAACACCCTTCTTGAGCTGATCCATGTCGTATCCAGCATCGGCAAGCGCCATCATGACACCAATTTCGCCACGCTTGGCAACAAACTTGACGACCTTCCCGGATGGAGTTCGGAGATCGGAAACCTTTTGGCTCATGAGCTCTGACATCTTTTGGTTATAGGCCGTAATGGCGGCAGCACTCAGTTTTCCATTTTTGTTAAAAGCCCCAGGAGTCTGCAACAGAACCTTCGCATATTGGTCAAGCTCCTTTGCAGATTTCTTCTGAGCCTTTTCGGTAATCTTTGCGCTGCGCTTGTCGATCCAGTCGTTATCCTTCTTTTCCAAACGGGCTTTCCCTTTTTCGGTCAGACTTCCATCAGGATTCTGATAACGACGAACGCCCCATCGCTGTCCTTTTATTCCATGATGAGCCAGATACGGTTGTAAAACGGGTTTACTGCAATGATCCAAAACGATTCCTCCTTCCTATTCAAATGCTTCGGGATTATGCCGATAAGCGATATAGGCATCCATCATAGCTGCCACAGCGTCTATCTTTTGCTCAGACCGCTTCTTCATCAGCTTACGGTTCCCATTGGTGTCCTCAATCGTGATGCAGTTGCCCATGGCAAAAGTCATCAGGTCTTCATCAAAGATGAGCATACGCTCTTCGGAGAGTTTCTTTAGCTCTCCCAAAGGAACGGATTCAGTCTTCGCGCCCTGAATAACCTTTTCGATTCCATATGGACCATTCTCAGAAGACCAGCGCTCCACAAACTCCTTCGCATTGTAAGGGTCATAACCGAGGCAACGAACATCGTAGCCACAGTCGATAATGTGGTCATCCAAATCTTCATAGACCTGCATCAAATCGAGGACGGTTCCCTCCATAACAATAAGACTCCCTTCCGCCATGAAGTCTTCATACTTGAGACGCATAGCAGCAGGGAGTTTGTTAAGGGTAAGTGAAGTAATATAGTTCCGGGTTTTCACGCCGAACGCTCCACCACGAAGAGGGAACAAGAATGTAAACGAACAGAAATCATCGCCCTGTGAAAGGTCACAGCCAAGAGAACACGGCAGTTGCCAGAACTTTTGCCTGCGATGAGGAAGAGTTTCCTCATAGGTAAAGTAGTAGGTGTAGCCTTCCATCGGGAGGCCAAACCTTTTCGCCAACATGTCATTTCTTGTGGATGGGGCGGTTTCAGCTCTGTCTACATCTTTCTGATAGGTGTCATAGGTCACAGTCTTCCCGATGTTGGGGTTTGCTTTTGCCCACATTTCGGGATATGCAACTTCTTCAACAGAATCCAGCTTGTACCAAAAGATTGATACTTGAGGCATAGGCCGGCCAACACCTTGCAGGATGTTCATTAACTCCATTTTGATTGTATCACCTGCTCCGTTTCGGACTGTGCCCTCGGAACTTGTAGCTACAATCAGGTAGTCGTCCAACTTGGATGCACCCTGTTCAATGGCGCCAATGACATCCTCGCGAGCATCCGCAGAAGAAAGCCACTCGTCAACCGTTGCAACCTTGCAGCGCAATCCCTGAAGTTTGTCCACCGACATTGGGCGGACTTCGATCAAGGAGCCGGAGATGAAGTTCTCGATGCCCTTCTTCGTAGAGGCCAGCTTAACTCGATTCATGAGATTACCGGTCGTGTTCTGGATAGAGCCTTCCGTCAAGAACTGGAAGACAGGACCGCGAGCTCTTGTAATGGCAGTTTTGATCGGATTGATGATCTCCTCTGCCTGTTTCATGGTTGGGGCAGTAGTAATTTGATGTGTGGTAGAGCCATCAACGACCAGAGAATAGGCCTGAATGCAGGAGTCGTACAATGACTTTGCTGCGCCTCGGCCAACAATTAAGTATTGCTTATTCACCAGCCGTTTCTTGATCTTCTTATTGACATAGCGCCCGCCGTGTCCATCTCGATTAGGCACATAGACGGAACGTGTCTCAAAGTAGTACCAACCAAACACTTGCTCGCCCCAGAGCTTGAAGCTGTCCAGCATATGCAAATCGGAACCGTCGGTTAATGTCAATTCTTTTTCACAGAACTCAACCCAACCATCAACAGCTCTGTCGTCATAGTAATACATTGGATCAGCGATCAAATCGTCAATCCTGTGCATTTCCAAGTCGATCTCTCTGCATACTGGGATTTCGCCTCGAATTACTGCGTCACGAAAGGCGCCGTAATATTTGGGGACGGCAGTGTTTGATAACATCTGCTCACCCCTTACTGCCCAAGCAATTTCCTGCCGACAAGTACGAGATCAGAGAATTTCTGATCTATCATCTTAGTACGGTAGACATCCTTGGGAACAACTTGCTCCATGTCAAACACAATGACAGGAGACTTGGCTTTGAAACCGCCATAGATAGCGTCATTCGTATCGAGCACCGCTCCGTAGCCGGCTTCCTTGCAGGCATTGAAGAACTTAGTTCGCTGAGTGGTCACGTCTTTTCCTTTACGAGCATCGCCGGCACCGTCATAGGGAATGACGTAGTTGAACATCCGGTACACGACCTGAAGTTCTTCAGCTGTGGGGGTGTAGTCGTCCTGCTTCATCTTCTCCAAGACCTGCCGGACTTCTCGGTAACCCTTGAACTTGTTGTCGCTCACGAAGTAGCTTTGCATACGGCCCTCGTCCATGACGAAATTGTAAAAATCCCGATCCTTCTTGAAAAGTTCACGGAACACCTCAGCGCCAGAATCTTCACTGGCAACCTTGATGTCGGTCTTTAGAGAGTTGTCGATGCGGTACTTCATGAAGTTTCCCGTACCAATCGGGTTTCCTTTCTCGTCATAGATGGTCTGCGGGATAGGCCGATTGAACAAAGCATTGTACTGATGCTTGTCCAGAACGTTGTGAGTCGCATAAAACATATCAGTGTTCTTAGTGCGGTCACGGTCATAGGACAAAGTGCTCAGCGTTGTTTTGTCGGCCTTCAGAACCTCGTCGAAATGCCGCTTGTTGTAGATGCTGTTACCGGCCTTCCGTTTGTTGCGGATAGCTTTTCTCTGAGCGGGGCTATAGTCTCCTCCGCCAAGAGGATAAGGAGGCCCATGTCGCACGCCCCATTTTTGGTTTAGGATACCATGATGGGCCAGTTGTTCCATAAAAGCGCCCTCCTATCCTCTCAGTTCTTTGATTGCGAGAGCGATGCTGAGCGCCGAGCCGGTGATGGCCAAAACACTCCCAGCAAATTCGAGAGTGTCCTTTACCATGGTGCGGCCTTTGGAAACCTCCGAAGCAGAAGTATCGGCAAACAGTTTGTTGTACTGCTGTTCCAAGAGTTGGCGGTTGATCTGATCGCGAAGCTCCTTGTCGCTCATCTTAGACAAGTCGAGTTTCTTAGTCGTGGGCTTGGGCGCTGTGGTCTGTTCAAGTTTCTTGAACTCTTTTACCAGATCGGAGTTGGCATCCACAACCTTTTTGGAGCGTTCCAAATCCTCACGAACCCAGCGGTCCGGATCGCCGCCTTCTTTCAGAACTGCTCTGTTTTCCTTCTTCTTCATGTTGTTCTCAGCGACATCCCGATCATATCGCTTTTGGCCAGCAGCAGTCAGAGAACCATCGGGATTCTGGTATCGGCGAACACCCCATCGCTGGCCTTTAATACCATGATGGTAAAGTTCCATTTTGAGTTTCCTCCTCTCTGCTAAATTCATCAATCCGATTCAGCTGCAACATTAAGCCGCCACTCAAACTCACTGATCTGTTTATTGATGGACTCAATAACAGCGGAGCCGAGCGGCGGATCAAATAGCAGCTTAACCTTAAGATGCATATAGGATTTTACGAGGGAAAAGTTGTCTGGGTCCTTGGCGATAAAGCTATCCCACTTCTCAGTATCACCGGTGATGGAGAAACCGTTAGGCGGGCCGACACCCAGTTGTGTCAGAATCGAGAACACGCTGTTGATGTGCATGATGAGATCGGGATCAAAGTGCTTATAGCTTTCATCGATGCCCAGCAGCTTCTTGATGGAGGTCAGAATACTTTCGGTCATCTCCATGGAATGACACCTCCTTATCTCTTAAGGGCGATGTACTTCCTCATGCAGAAGCCTTCAGCGCCGGAGGCCGTGCAGACCTTGTAAAATTCATCAGTGGAAGCATCCATGTCGACCATGACCTTGGAAAGGCAGTCAATGACAGTCACGACTTCCCCGTCGGCGGACGGGTCTTTCCGAACATAGAGCCTCATACAGTCAGTGACGACACCGGCGGTAAAAGTTTTCATCACCTCAGCAGGAGCGGCCTCGTCAACCGGATGCGCCTCAACACGAAGACCTCGACTATTGGGCTCTTCATAAGTCGGTGTAATCTTCGGATCGACACGATCACGACGACCCTGAGAATTGTTTTGCATTTTGGTTTTCCTCCTTGTTCATGTAGTAGGGACAAAAAGAGAAGAATTCAGTTTTGGGTGCGACACTTTCAGGTCATCTCTTCCATGGGCAGGTATCATTTGGGCGACGCTCAACCGGTTCTTGAAGTAGCAGATGCTCGTCACCATAATGGATCGCAAGGTGAGTGTCATGAATCGTGGTGATTAGATACTCCGGATCAAGAAGAAGGTCACTCCTATTGCGAATGTCCTCTGGACGGATCGGGTTCATATGATGAATGACAATCCGACCGAATATCTCCCTGCCAGGAATACCAAGATCACAGCCTTCATCTCTGGTAATGACAAAGTCTCTCACACGCCGCCATTCAGGAGAACGGTAAAAGAATTGATTCATGTATCGGTCAAACCCAAAAGTCTCCTTGCCAACTTCTCCGTTCAAACGGAGATATTGATACCTGGCCTGAAAGGTCGGAAGAAGCATCAACTCTGAATAGCATTTAATATCCGTCATCGAAATCTTCCTCTTCTTCATCCATGCCTTGATACCGCCGCATTGCCTTTGTCGCTTCTTTCATAAGCTCTTCAAGCCGGTCGGCGGCCTTGATGGCGTCTGCTTTAGCTGCTGCGAGATCACGCTGCTTCTCCAAAAGTTCTTTCTCAATTCGAGCCTTTGTCGATCCGCGCTTAACAAACTCGGTAATGAGTTGAGAAGAGGCAGTTCCATCTCGCAACTGCTGTTCGGCAAGGTCCATAGCCAAAGAAATCATTTGATTCTCTCTTGCCTCTGGAGTTAAAGGAGTTCTCGTTTTTGGAGCTCCAGACAGCTTCACAGCTTTTGCCACCTTGCCACCTCCTCTCATTGGGTTTTGTAAAAGATGATGCGAGAATGCTGTGAGTTTTGGACTGGTTTAGGGCGACATTTGAAGGAGCCCGCATAAACGAATTTACCGGCGAGGGAGAAAAAATCGCCTACACATTCCTT